TATAACCTCGTCATTTTTAAAATACATTAAACCAAAGCCGTCTGAATTACTTGTTAATGCATTTTCTAATATTGTTTGTTCTTTAACAACATTATTTTTATTGCCTACTATTATTAAGCACATACTTTTCTCACTTTCTTTTTGTCATAAAACTTTGTCTTATGTTTTATGTTTTGTAAATATTTCTTATCTAACAACCAATTTGTAAGATAAGGATAATGGAAATTATTAACTCTAACATATGAAATAAAGTCTATATAATTAGGATTAATCGTAGAGCATTCATTTTTTGCATAAGTAGATAAAGCAACAACAAATTCTAAGCATCTAAAGAAAGATGCTTTTTTAATATTGCCGTTAAACAATCTAAACTCATGTGTTGGTGAATGATGGACAAAGATATTCAAAGCACCTCTATCTCTATAGGTCTTAACATCTTTAATTTTTAGAGATGAATTTCTATGACAATAGTTAGTTTCTTTTCGTCCACTAACCAAATCTAAAAATTTTCTGTTTTGTTCACTATTAATAAAATAAAGCATTTTACCAACAGCCAACCTAGACAAAAAATTTTGTCCGATATGAATGTGTAGCCCTGTTGTATTATCTCTAAAAGATTTTAAATAGTTGATTTCTTCTGAATTAAAAAAATCATTCCATTTATGTTTATGATAATCAAAAGTCGCAGGACTAGAAACAATTTCAAATCCGTAGCCAATACTTGCGTCTTCTTTACAAATAACAAAGTCTGTTAAAACCTTATGTTGTAAATTATAGGCAATATCGTTTCTACTTAAATCTGAACTTTCTCGAACTTGTACCTCTAATTCTATTCCTAGAGTTAATTCATCACAGCTAGGTTTTTCATATTTCATTCGATAAATTTTCGAACTAACTCGTCTACTGTAATTAAGTACATATTCATCTCTTTCTTCGTCATCATAATCTTCGTCATAATCTTCATCTTGATAGTTATGTTCTTCGTCATTCCAATCTTCATTGGCAACCCAAACATCACATCTTTCAGAATAACGAAAATCATTATCGTTACAAGTAATGCAAACATTTGATAAATTCCAAAATTCATTTTCTGAAATTAGAGAATTAGGTGTACTTTGATTACACCATTCACAAATAGTTACATTAGCAGTTTCTTCTTCATTAGGCATAAAGCCCTCGCTTTCTATTTCTAAAAAATTAAAAGAAAGTCGCTTGAAAAAATATTATTTCTTATTCACAATGTTAAAGAGTAACAATCTACTAATTTAAAAAAGACAGACATCTCGTAAAACTATGTCCTTGTACTATTGAAATTTTTAAATTTTTAATCATTCTTATTTTGTAAGGGTAAAAAGAAAAAATCTCAAGGAAATAATACCCAAAAACATGGGATATTTACTTTTATTTTTACCCTGTGGATAACTTTTTTTTAGGCATTTCCGCAGGATTTTTTGCCTTTGCCAGCTTTGCATGTCTCTGAAGCTGTAGTTATTAATTAGAATAACATAAAGGGTGGATTCATCTCAGTAATTCCTTGAAGCGTGGAGTTGCCTCAGTAATTCCTGACTTACCATCCCCGTGGGCACAGCTTCTCCAGCAGCCTGGCTAGCAGCTCCATTATATAATATAACATAAATTTAATTTCCTTTCTAAAAAACTCCGCCCAATAGGGGCGGAGTTGTCTCAGTAACTTCTAGCCGTTTGTTTACCGTGGTAGTTTTGACCCATCAACTGGGCCCTCTGCCAGGAGGAAGTTGGTCCCTGAACCGTGCCACGGAATCAAAGAGACTTTAAAATAATCTTTCTTTGTTTCCTGGTCATAACTCAGTGTTACTTCCACTGCACCCTGCCATGAAGCTGCGATTGTTTCCAAGCCTGAATTAGCGTGGCCTCGCGCCGTTGGTGCGTGCATCCTGGCGCTCCGGGAGATCATCCCGTAAAAATGCGCCATAAGCTCTCCTTTCTTTCTCCTCATATAGTCCCATTTTCTCCCATAATCAAGCTGTAAAATAAAATACTTCAGCTTACCAGCTCCAGCTCCTGCAGCACCGGCACGTGCGTAAGCTGATTCATATAATAGAATACTACATATAGTAGTTCGCGAACCGTTGACCTACAATATGTGGGGAGTTACTTCAGTAATTCCTGAAGTACCAGCTGCGCACTGGCGCAGCTTCACCTGATTCACCTGCTGCACGTGCCTGGGGTGAAGTATGGATAAAGAAGACTAGATATAGTGGGGAGTGAGTTCAGTAATAACTAGATCTTGGGGAGTGAGTTCAGTAATTCCTGATGCCGGGCCCGCGGATCCTTCACCTGGATGCAGCTTGAGCTCAGGACGTATAGTAAAGCTGAAGGTGATTCATATAGAAAGGGAGTTAGTTCAGTAATTATTGGGGGAGTAGTTCAGTAATTTTGGGAGTGACTTCAGTAATTACTCGAACAGTGAACCTCGAACCTCGTTCCAATCATATGGATAAGGGAAGGTTTTAAGGGAAGGGTGTTTTAAACCATTTTTCGCTAATATAAGGGAGTCTTTCCCTCTATATAAATAGAGAGATCTCTTTAAGAGGCTCTCGGACTGTTTTTTAACAAAAATATAAGAGTTTCCGCCAGCTTTGGCATATCTTTGATGCCACGCTACTTGTAAAGGCGATAGTAACACTTTGTAATACTTTGTTTGTTTTAATTCTATCCAAATTGATACTCCATTATGACACCCAAAAACATCAGGAATTCCACCCCCAGCCCTATTTTCAATTCTTGTCCAAAAAACATCATTTATGTTGTTTTTCAAGGATTTCCAAAACAAAGATTCTTTTGACATTGTGATTAAACTATTGTAAATAAATGGGATAATTTAGAAAGGAAGAAATTATGAAAATTAATTTTGATAAATATGACGCCACTTGCGAAAACGGAGTTTGGACTTGGCATATAAAAAATAAAGATAACACAAAAACTATTGCGGTTAAAGTTACTTTTAAAAAAGATACATATGATGTTTTTTCTTATCAATTAGCAACTTTAATGGCAACAGCTGAAGTTGATAAAATGTATTTCGAAGAGAAAGAAAATTTAGCAACGAAAAAGCTACAAAGAATTCGAGAGGCTTTAAAAATCAATCAAAAAATTGATTGGGTATGTGGTATGCCTGATCATCCGATTGAAGACGAACTTCAAGCACTTATTGATATTATAGATGAGGAGGAAAAATGAGTAACGCACTTAAACATGAAGGAGCAGGATATCATTGGACTATAAAAAAATACAAAGATCCAAATAAAAACTTTTGGTTGGAACGCCTAATGATTCTAGTAAAAAATGCTCCAGAAAATGGAACAAGATTCAAAACATATAAAATGGGAAATACTACTTTTAAATTAAGAAATTCTCAGAAAAATATGGTTGATTTTTTTAAAAGATTGGCATCCAGAAAAGCTTCTATATTTCCGGAAATGCCAATTAAACCTACACCTGTAGTATCAAGGTCAGCTCCTTTACGCAAAACAGAAAAGAGCAAAACTTGTTATGTGTGTAGAAAATTAAAACCTAATCGTATGTTTTATCAAAGAAAAGATGGAACATACTTTTCTGGTTGTATTCCTTGTCAGAAAACAATCAGAGCCAAAACTAAAGCAAATATTAATCTGTATGATCATAAATAAGGAGGTAAATATGGAAAGAGTTAGTTTAGGACATGTTGCAGTTGATAGTGGTCAATTAATGATAGTTGACCCTTGTCGACTTGACGAGCATTGGAATAAGGAAGATTATGATCCTAAATCCAAGCCAACACCTTTTAGTTATAATGATATTTCTCAAAAAAATCAAAAAGGTGTTAATTCTTCAAACTTTCCCCAAAGTAAAATGCCGGGAGCATCCGTTCATTTTTTAACTGGATGGGGTGATGGTTTGTATCAAGTTTGGGGATACAAAGATGAAGCTGGTCGTATTGTTAAAGTTGATATTGACATGTGGAATCTGGACACGAGGTTGAAAAGAGAGTAGACTTCTATGATGAAGGAAATTTGTGCAACGCTATTAACTTTATGCAGTACTTTACTACAAAGTTTTGACTTTGAATATTCTACTGATAAACAAAAACTGTTTGTAAGAGGTATTGCGGAGTGCACAATAGTTGTTAACACAAGTGTTCCTCCCGCAAAAAGAGTACCTGTGCTGATTAGTACAGCACAGGCTATTCTTGAATCAAATTGGGGAGAAAGTCGTTTTGCCCGAGAAGCCAATAATTTTTATGGCATTATCCAAACTGACCCGACCGAACCTCATATTAAGTCATTAAATTCTAATGTTTTAATGAAAACATACGGAAGAAAATGTGAGTCAGTTTATGATTATGTAAATTTATTAAACACAGGGAGTCATTTTGAAAAGTTTAGAGAGGAAAGAGTTAAACAAGTATTTTTTACAAGACAAGTTGATTATGATAAACTTATAGATGCATTAGAAGGATATGCTGAAGATCCTTTTTATACAGAAAAACTAAAAGAAATAATTTTAATTTTAAGAGAGGATTACTTTGGAGGTATTTAAATGTGCCGTATTTGTGATAATAAAGGTTTTTTTATAGTTAGATGGGAATTAGAAGAATCCTATGTAATTTGTAAATGTCAAAAAGAAAGGAAAAGGGGAGTTATGTATTGGTTAATGGAAAAATTAGCAAGATTGATTGAAAAAATTACTTCTTAAGAGATTTTTTAGAAGTAACATCTTCAACAGTAATATGATCTATCAAAGGGGAGTGAAAATTAACAATTTCTTTTAATCGCTCCTCTACTTCTTTTCTACTCATAGCATCAATAGTTCCATGTAAAACAGTTGTTGTTTTTTCATGTAACCCTGCAGCCTGACCTCTAATTTTTTCTGCATTCACAGCTGCAGACCAATGCCCACTATCTTTAGCACCATCTCTTAATTCTTTAAGATCTCTCATATGTACACCTAAATTTGTTTCATTTTTTCTTTGTTGTTCTTCTCTTAATTCTTTTATGTAAGTTACAACTTTTGGGTATTGATTAGGGTTTTGAAGCTGATAAGATACTTGTCTTGCAATTTTTTCAGAATATCCTGCCTGACGAGCAGCTTCAGCTCCTGTAATTTTACCTTCACCAAATACTAAGTTATGAGCATAACGAAGTTGCATAGGTGTAAGTTTTTCAGTTTTTTTATATTTTGGCATATTGATCAAAATGTCTTTGCAACACACTCAATTTATCTTCCGCTCCAGCAATTTTTTCACATAATTTATCAATTTCTTCTAGGTGCTGAGGATGTTCCCCAATCCCAACAGGATTAGCAAAATAAATATTAATAGTCGCTTTAGATTCAGCAATAATGGCTCTATATCTTAAAGCCAAAGCTTCATACATGTCTTGAGATAAATTCATTAATTTTTCCTATATAGATATATCAGAGTAATTTTATATATATTTCCTTATATTTCAATGAAAAGTGAAAAGTGTTGTTGAATGT